ACATCTCCTACTATTTTAAAAGCTTCTAGCAATTTAATATAGTATTTCATCAATCTTAATTTCTTAAGAGTCTGTTCACATTTTTGCCCAACAGCTAACTTAGCATAATACTTAACAGTTTGTTTAGCTAGTCTAAATTTAGCAGATTGAATAAGCTGATCTAATTCTTCTCTAATTATCATAAGGTGTAAATTTAACATTTAAAAATCCTGCTGTACCAGCAAGACCTGCGCCAATATCAATTAAACAAGCTATAGATAAGTTTTCTACAGAAGATCCTATAACAGCTTGTCCAGTAATAATTAATTGTCTAGTATTTAAATCTTTAACATCAACAGATCCAGAGGTAACATCTGTAGAAAATACCATTTCTGATTTATACAAAAACGTATTTTCATTACTTCCTCTAATGATTTTTACAGTATTCCATAAATTTCTAAATCCATTGGCAGGACTACCTAAATCAGTTATTTCTTGCAAAGTTGTTCCTCCAACAATTATTCTCAATCCAATAGCATTATCTCCAGGTAATGCAGAAGTAAATGCTTGATAATCAAATTCTAAACAATCTCCTTCAGATGTTAAATAGTTTGCAATATTTCCTGAAAACAATGTTTGATAAGCAGAACTACTTACTACATTAAAAGTAAATCCTGATGTATCGCACATAACACTTCTTCTAGGAAGAGTTATTGGGGGTCCTTGAATACCTGCTGTTATTACTAAACTATTACTAGGAACTACAGAACCAGGAGCTTGATTACCTACATAATTAGTAGCTGTAGTAGGGTTGGTTACAGTAATAGTATTTTCTGTAGCACTAACTACTAATAGATAATTACCATTTACAAAAATATAACTTCCTACTGCTGCCCAAACACCTGTTGAAGGACGTACATTAGAAACATTAATTGTTACTGGGGTAGCATTATTAATAGCTGGTATTACAAAAGTAGCTGTGGTATAAGTATAACTATTATAACCATTCAGCCCTTCATTGATTTCTGTTGAATTACAGTCCATGATTTTATATATTTTTAAGAGCAGCCACAACCACAATCTGTAGATGAGCATATTTTTTGTAGTCTTTTTAAATTTTTATTGTAAGCATCTTCCCCTAGATTTTTAGCAATGTATGGGAGAGTTGATAGTAATAGTTCAGCTTCTTCAAAGTTTTCTTTTGGGAGATCTGAACATCCACCACTTAATGCTTTTACAGCTAATTTAGCTACGCAACAAGTTACGTCACATTCATTAGTTATTTTAATTTGAGTTTTGTAAGTTACATTGTTAACAGTATCTACTAAAGTCAAAGAGATGGTAATAATTCCATCTACTAAACTAGTAATTTCTTGTAGAAGATATATAGGGAAAACTGAATTCTCTATAATTGATTTAACATTATACTGAGTAACTACACCTCCAATTTTAACTTCTAAAGTAGCATTTCCTACAAAATCTCTTGCTAAATTAGGAGTACCCCATCCTGTAGGATTGGTTGTAACATTATAAAATCCTGTAACATCTTTAATTTCTAAAGTGGAACAATCTTTTACACAAGCTTCTATTTTTGGAATTAGTGCCATATTTATGTATGAATAAAAAAGGGGGTTGATCTATTGACCAACTCCCCTTTATATTGTTAACCTAGAGATTAAAGGTTACCTATTTGAGCAGTAAACCCAGCTCTTTGAGCTACAAAAGCATCTAGTACAGTTACAAGGGAAGTTACAGCACCTGTAATATTAGTACCAAAAGTTCCAGAAGTTTTATTCAAATAAAGAATAATATTACCTTTTAGCTTACCTGTAGCTACCATAGTATCTTCTACTGAATTCATCCAACCAATATTCAATACAGAGTAGTTGTTATTGATTTCAGCATCTTGCTCTCTTGGTAGGAAAGGAATTTGCATTGGGTTAATTTGACCTGCATCACCCCAGTAAATGTATTCATCATTCATTGTTTGTTGCCAAGTACCATTACCATCAAATGCTCCAACACCATTAGTTACAGCAGTAGTAGTATAACCATTTACCAAAGAAATAGTAAATCTCATTCTATCATACTGTCTCCAACGATTAACATCATATCTCATAGGAACTCCAGAAATCTTAACACCTACATCACCTGCTACAGCAGCTTTGTTAGTTAAAGCAGCAGCTAAAATAAGTGCAGAATCTCCTTGGTAAGCCCATTCAAGTTCAATAACTCCAGTAGAGTTTGCACTTAAAGCAACTCCAGTTTTTACTTTGTAAATAGGAGCAGTAGTAGCACCAACAGTTCCACTAATTCTAATATAAGAACCAGCAGCAATAGCTAATCCAGTACTTCCTTGAACTACAGTTACTTGTTTAGAGTATTTAGTAAATCTCATAGAAGTAATTGTGTTAGCACCATAAGCTACAAATGTATCACTTCCTACAAGTTCAAATTTAGGGTTAAAGTCAATTTCTCTATTTGGTCTAAAAGAAATAATTAAATTCTTTAGGATACCTTCAGCATTTAACAAAGATGAAGTAGACACAGGAGAAACAAACAATGAATCTTTTAAGTTAAAAGGTACAGCTCCAAAAGTCATTGAATTTGGAAGTGGAGTAGTTTTAGTAATAAATCTTTTTTCAGCAGTAGATCCAGTTGCTTCTACAGTACCTGAAGTACCATTGTAACCAATGTATGTAACTTGATCAACAGCAGCAGCAAAAGCGTCACCTGAATACAAGTTAATTGAATTTAGATCAAGATCAAAGATTTTCAATGGTGGAGTTTTGATACCTCTAGCTTGTACAATTCTAATTTTAGTCTGTCCTAGAACAGTAGTTGAATTTAGAATTCTACCAGCAGCATCAGTTACTACCATTTCACCATCAGCAAGGATGCTTGGTGTTGCAACAGTTCCAGCAGTAGCTCCAGCAGATCTAGAGATATTTTTAGCAATGGAAACCAGTTTAATATAATTTTTACTATCTAACATTTTATTTTTGTTTTTGAGTTACTCTTACGAGTATTTATTAAGCTAAATTAATTCATTTACATTCAAAGCACTAATAGGAACACTTTCCCTTATAGCTTTATCTAAAAGCATGATAGCTAAATCCCCTATAGCATAATGAAATATAGGATCTAGCACAGGATTTACTTGGTTGGCAGGGGTTGTTTCATCTACCACAATAGCAGGTGGATATTTCAAATATCTTAAGTAATATTCTGTTACTTCAAAAGTATTATCAGTTATCAACCCATGAATTTTTTTATTATCTAATACCCCATGATTAATTCTCCAAACTTTACCATACTCACCATCACAATAAGGTTTTTGATAAGGGTTAGTAAAATTTAATTGATATTCATTATGTTGAATAGGGAATACTTGAATTCTTTTGTAAGTTGTTAAAGTAGGATCTCCACAATAAGGGACATTGGTTTTAGCTGCTTCATAAATAGCAAACATAAAATCTGAAGGAAGGCTCCAGTATCTTTCTCCATCTAATGTACCAACAGTTGTTGACAAAATAGCTGGAGGATCTACAGCTTCTTTTCCATCTTTAATTAAAGCAGACAACCCTTGTTTTTTAATTTCAGTTTCTTCAAAAGTATCTCTACCCTGCCCAGGTTTTAAAGTACCTAATATATAAAGTATTTGAGCATTAGTAAATAAGATACTTAATTCTGAATCCTCATACCCAGGAGCAGAGCCTGAGTATAAGGAATCAAATTTAGTTAATACATATATTTTTAATTCATTTGCAGTCATTAGCTGGCTAATTTAATTTGATCTTTAATTAGTTCTAGTCTATCAAAATTTTCAGGATCTTTCAACCATTTCAAAGCTATATCCATAGTTCCAATATCAAAACCATCTCTCAATCTATAAGACTGTTCTTTAGTTTTAGAAATTACACCTTTTTTAACAGCTCTTAGTAGTACAATCTTAACTTCTCTAAATGGAGATTTAATAATAGACACAAATAATTCAGGGGTGTTTTTAGCAATTTTATAGCATTCTGTAGTTACATATTCAATATTAGTTGACTCAGATACTCTTCCATCTTTCATCCAAATAACTTCAAGCATTTTGTTGATGTCATTTTTAATAAGATTGAATTCATCTACAGCATTCATTTCTATTTTAAGCTTATGATTTTCAGCTTTCATAATCTGATCAATATCCATAATCACATATCTGTATGTAGATTTTTTGTTTTGTTCTTCAAAACTAGGAGCAATCAAAGATTTAAAATGTGAAGCTAAAATTTTAAAATTAAGCATATCATGAGGTCTACCCAAATCTAATTCAATAGCCTCATTTTTAAGAACTACAGGATTCTTCTTAAAGTAAGAATCTGGAATTCTATTACCATCAGGTAAAGTACGAGTTTTGTTAGCATCTAAATCTCCTTCTTGAAGACCTAATGTTTTTTCAAAAAACTCTTGTTCTGTAAGTTCAATTGATGGATATTCGATAGTTCTATGTTTAATAGTATTATCTAGGATGCTAACAAGCAATCCTGTTCTTCTATCCAAAGGTACTGTAATCCAAGATTTTGCATTTGCAAACATAAATCCAGCATCATTAATTTCACTACCATTTTTTTCAACCTTAAATTTCTGTCTCCAAGAATTAGGTTTTTTAATTGGCATTAATTTTACTTTTCTGTTTTGAAGGTAACTAAATGTAATTACCTCTTTTTTGTCTTTTAATTCTGTCTTTTCCATTTTCTTTTAAGTTTATACAAAGATATAATAAAAAGGGGAACTTAATCCCCTTTCTATTATTTATTTTATTCTTATGATTATGCGAGAACGCACTTCATATCAATCATTTTAGTTGGGTCAGTAACCATTAGACCACCTTGCCACATACCATGAATCTCATAACCATCTACTTTAGATACAGCAGGGCTTGGGTTCATACCTTTACCACCTACGGAGAATGGATCTCTCATACCTGGGAAGTACTTAAATACTTCAGTAAATCCGCGAGGAACAACACGTTTAACACCTGCTTCTCCTCCAATGTCCATAGCTACAAATCTGCGTGATTCTACAGTACCACCTTTAGGGTGTTCTTCTGGGAACAATACTCTGTTATCAAACAATGGGCAGTACATCAATTCAAAGATGATACCATTGTAAGCATAGTATGTAACATACTGATAACCATAACCAAGAGGATTTTTAATTCCACTCAATCCAGTTTTAGATTTCTCAATGTAGTCAAGAGTTCTTGATACAGTTGAATCTGAGTTTACTTTAGTTTGTACAGCTTTAGAGAAATCTCTCAAACCATATTCACCAGTACAAAGAGTTACAACTCTTTTACCCATTTCAATTCTACCAATTGACAAATCCATTACTGCTTCTGACAAAAGATCAAGATCAAATTCACCATAAGAAAGTTGGTTAGATGGAGAAATTTGTTCAAACAAACCAGCACCTACTTCAATTGGGAAACCATTCTTCTTATCTTTATTCAAGAAAATATCATTGTCAGTAAAGTTATGTCTACCGTACATTGATAGAGATACTTTAGCCATATCAAATTGATATTTAGCAACCATATCTAGGTAGTTAATCCACACTGGAATTGTCTTACCTGTATCTCTTGGATTAGGGAATTCAAATTTCAATGGGTAGTTTTTACCTTCACCAATCATGTTACCAGGAACTTCATATTCCATTCTTAGAGTTGAAGTAATATTCTTCATTCTAAATGGAGATGTAAAGTTTGGTTTTTGACCTCTGTAAGATAGGGTGTTAGGTTGGTAGTTACCAAACTTAGCCCAACGAGTACCTGCTTCTAGTTCTTCAACATCAACATAGAAAGTTGGATCTGAAGTAATCAATTCTACTTCATAAACAAAGTTACTTCCTTTTTGAGTTTGGTTAGTAACATAAAGTTGGAATTCTTCTTTGTTACCTTTAAGTACGTTTCCTGGTTCAAAATAAGGTTCACCAAATTCTAGGAAGAAACTAGTTCCTGCTACACCAGGTTCTGCTACTTTAGTTGCAGAATCATCAACATACCAATCTAACAAAGGTACGTTTTTCTCATGCTGACCAATCAAATCCCAATAGTAGAATTCTCCTTCTGGAGCTTCAACTACAGGAAATTGGTTATACCAGTCAAACATTGCAGTTCCAAGATTTACTCTGTAAATCTGGTGGATAACATTACTAATCATAATAGGGTCTTTCTGATAAAGCGCACCAATATTACTTTTTGTTACTAGACCGTTAAAGTCTTTAGCAGCATACTGCTGCAAATTAAATTGCTTCATTAATTTTAAGTATTAAATATTTGAGTAAGGTCTGCAATAACATCATCGCTATCAGTATCAAGTCCAGACTTTCCTTTTGTTCCTACAGAACTAAATTTAGAGGAGATTTTATTAATATCATCCCCTACTTTTTTAACAGCTTTTGATTGAGCTGATTTTGTAATTTTATCAAAATTTGGTTTTACACTTCCATTCTTATCTAAAGCAAAATAATCCATTGCTACTAGTAAGTGTAACGCATTTTGAAATCCTTCTGAATCTCTCTCTGCTAACATCCCCACTTTATTCAAAGGCTTATTGTCTTTATTTTTTCCTACTATTTCTGTCCTAGATCTAAAGATTTCCTCTACAATTTTTTCATTTATAGGGAAACCTTCTTTATTTATTTTTTCTCTAAACGCACTGATTGAAGCTTTCATATTTTGCAACTGTTGTCTTTGAGCAGTTTCTCTTTTTTGAGCTTCAAGTTTTTCTGTTTCTTTTTTAGTTTCAACTTCTTTATTAGCTGAATCTAAAAGTTTAATCCTAGCTTTCTCTGCTTTATCTGCAATTTCTTCTAGGTCTACAGCTTTAGTTACAGCATCTTCAATTTCTTCTTCATCAAATCCTTTAGACTTAAGGTATTCTGTATAAACAGCTTTAGCTTTATCAACATCTTGCTCAAAAGCACTTTTAGATAAAGAAGCATACTTGTCAATTTTATCTCCAAGAGCATCTACAGTTTCACCATCTAGTTCACTTTCAAACATCAACTCTACTTTCTTTTTAACAGAAGGTGGTAGTTGAGGTACAATCTCTTTAAACAAAATATCAATTGCATCTTTCTCAGCTTTTCTTTCTAGAAGAATACTGAATGATTCTTCACTTCCATCAAACTTAAAATCATCATCTTCATATTCTGATAAATCAGACATAAATCCTTTTGATTGAAAGTGTGTTACAATATCTTGATAAGCTGTAGTATCATCATTAGATGATGTTTCTTTAGCAGTTTCTTTTACTTCTTCTTTTTTTACTTCAGAAGTTTTTGGCTCTGGAGTTTCTTCAGGAGTTTCTAAATCATCAATAATATCTTCAAGCCCTTCGAATACTTCTTCGTGGCTTAGTTCAGTTGTATCTGGATTTTCATTAATTAATCCATTATTGTCTGACATTAAATCTCCGTCTACTTTAAATTCATTTTCCATAGTTAATTCAAATTTAGTTCTTTATGTTTCTGTCTATTTTTTAGAGCAACCATCAGTATAGCTTATTTACTAGGTTTTTTTCTAGCAGCCATCTTCTTAACAGCAATTTCTTTCTCTTTCAGTTTAGCAGATTGATTAGCTATTCTTTCCTGAGATTTGTTTTGAATTTCTGTTTGTTTAATTTTTAATTGCTCTAATCTTTCTTTTAGTTTTAACTCTTGTTCTTTAATCTTGAGTTCTTTATTTTTAGTACTAGCGTTCAAAGCTAATTCTTTTTCTTTAAATAATATATCAGTATACTGTTTATTTGTTTCTAATGCAAGCTTACCTTGTTCTATAACATCAGGAACAAGGTTGTCATTAACATCAGTATCTTCAGCAAACCCTAAAGCTCTTAGTGTTTCAACTTCAAGCTCATTAGCTCTATCAAGTTCTTTATTGATATTCTCATTTTCCATCTTATCATACTCAAGCTGTAGATACTTCTGTTCAGTTTCAGCAATTTGAGCAGCCATTTGAGCTTCATGTTCTCTTTCAGCTTTTGCAGACTCAGCTTGTTGTTGCATTGCTTCCTCTTCTACTTGTTCAAGGTATCTAGATAGAGCAGACACACTGTCTTTTTGGTAAATAGCTATAATATCTTTAAACTTCATAACACCATTTTGCATAGCAGCATGTGCAAGTTGTTTAATAGCTTGCATCATCTCAGCTACATTGGCATTATCTGTAGTTTCTAAGTCATATTCTGATTCATCAATATCATCAAACCATTTTACTAGTTCAGTACCCCCATCATCCAGTACATACTGTGCTTTTTTAGGGTTGTTCTTCCATACATATTTAGATACAGACAGCATTCTAGCAAGTACATCTTTCTTAAACTCATTATGCAAACTAATATACTTTTCAGTTGCAGAATTAGAAGCTGACCAAGCCATTTGTGCATTCCCAACAGCTTGACTACTAGATAAGTCACCTTGTCTAGCATCATTAACCCCAGAAATAACGTCCATTTCTTGTCTCAAGAACTGAAGCATCTGTATTTGCTGACTAATATACTGACCCATTTGTTGATCAATAGTTTGTGCAGTCAATGTATTAAAATTACCAGCAGATTTACCTTGAGAAGGTCCTTTAAGGATCTCATTAGTTGGGTCCATTGGTAACCAACCAGTTGCTTCTCCAACACCAAACCATTTTTTAGGGTCCCAAGCTTCAGGAACCATTGACACATTGAATAATGTCATTGGACCTTTGTATTTAGCTGAGATTAAGTTCAATCTATGGTGATAAATGTCATATAAATAGCTTGTTGCCTTAGTAATATCCAAAAAGCTTCTAACTTTAGAGTTATTTGTGTTGCAATAGATACCTACATAAGAAGGTGATGCTTTAGCTAGGTTAGTTAGCTTTCTATCTTGATATGGGAGAGGTCTTAGCTTACAATAAATGTCATTTCCAATCTTAGTACCTTCCCACCACTCATTAATAATGATTATTTTAGAAGTTTCCCCTAAAGATTTATCTACTTTATAGAATTCATCTTCAATTCTAACATCTTCAATCCCATAATCATCAAAGAAAGTGATTTCTTGGAGCTTTCTTTTACTTCTCCATTGAGTTCTAACAACTCTAATGTTACCTCTGATGTCAAAAGTAGAACTAAAGTAAGATAATGCTGTTTCATTAGGTTGAATAATGTCAGTATTACCATACCATTCCCCTAAAGTAATGTCTCTATTGAATGCCATCCCCATAGGACCAACGCTAGAAGACATTCCTCTATACTTTTCTAGAGAAATTACATCTGCTGGAGTTAAATCATCGTAAAATTGGTTCAATACTTCCCCTAAAGGCATCATAGTAAACTCAACAATCATTTCTGAATCTTGAATTTTATAGGCTTCTTGTGATTGAATAGCAAATACATACAAAGGATTTACTTTTCTAACAGATAAATCATTACCTAGTTCTTCAATACACATAATTTCTTCCCCAGTAATTAGAAAATCTTCCCAACTTCTAAGAAATAATTCAGCAACCCCTAATCTATTATATTCATATCTAAGTATTTTATTCATAGTGATTTCTTTTAAATCTTGCCATGAATATTTAAGATATTTTTGTTGTTTTAATAACTCTTGTTGTACTACTTCAGGATCTTGGATATTTTGTTCAATCATTTGAATCATTTTCTCCATCCACATACCCTTCATTTGCTCTTCTTTAGAGCTAATTCCCATTTCATCAGAAGATGAGATATTAACTCTGTAAGGAAATCTAGTTAATTTTTTAGCTTCTTCCCCAACAAGAATTCTAATTTTAGCATTAGCTAATTCCTGATGTTGTACATTTTTTGGGAAAGTTTTAAATTGTTCCCCATAAGGCTCTATAACTCTAGATACATCACTATCAGTGAGTTGTCCATTATACAATCTATAGTTTACTCTTTTGTTATAGAAAGATTGTCTAATAACAGCTGAGTCAATTGTAATAACTGATTCCCCAGCATCTACACATCTTTTAGCCCAGTCTTTATTCTTGAGCCTGTCAGAGACTACTTGTTCAGGGAATATTAATACACTACTTCCTACCATGTTTACAAATTTATTATTATATTAATAAGGAATTCCATTTATCTCCTTGGTCAGTATAGCTTTTGTTTTCATCAAATACTCCCAGTTCCTTAAACCATTCATTTTCAGTAAATGACTTAGTTCTTTTTTCCTCTGTTTTAACAATTTGCTTTCTAATTGAAGTATCTAAAATCAAAACTGCCCTCATAGTTGATATTCTATCGAAGTTACCATCAGGATTATATTTAATTAATTCTTCAATCAATCCTGTACTTCTAAGTCTATGTAAATTTTTGAGTTCGCTTCCTGGTTCTAATTCTTCTAAAAGCCAATCATTAATAAGTTCATTACCCCAATCATTAGTGTACTTTGTAGCTTTATAACCAAAGGATGTATTAAGTCCAGGTTTCCATTCAGTTCTATCTCTAATTGATAAAGGTGTTTCAGCAAGCATATGCAAGCTGTTTTTGTTTTCAAAATAGTTTACAATCCCAATCTTATTAATCTCTGGGAAACCTAAACCATGTGCATTGTAATAAATAATAAGCTTTCTAAAGATTTCATATAACTCAGAAGCTCTTCTTCTACCTGTATATTCAGCTACTATTCTTCTAGTTAATCTATCAAACACTAGTACACACCCTAAAGAGTCTGATTGTACTACTTGATCATCATCATAAGGGTCACAAGATACAATATACCTTCTAGCATATACTCTCCCAACATCATCTCTTTGAGGCTGTTCAAATATTTCTAAACAACCAGTTATATCTTCTTCTTTCCCAATAGGGTATCTTCTTAGAGGAGTTTTTTCTAAAGTAATCTTTTGTTCAATCTCCCCACTTTCTGTATTAACCCCTAAATCACCAACCCAATTAGATAAAACAAACTTCTCAACATTAGATGTAATTTCCCCTAATCTTTCCTTTAAAAGGATAGTAGGGAATGTATTACCTGCTGTAATTAAGAAACCTTCTGATGGAATCAATGGATATTCTGTAATAGATGTTCTAGCAAACTTTTTAGATCTACGATAGTTAAGTACATCCTCTTTACCAGCTAATTCATTAGAGTTACCTTCTTCATCAACTAGTTTAATTGGTTTACCTGTTGCATCTAGAATAATGTTTTTCTTATCATCTTTAAGGACACCAAATCTTTGTTTAGAAGCTGGGAGAAACCATCCACACTTTTGATTAATTTTATCTTCTTCCCATATATTATCAAATGCTAGTAATCCATATTTCTCTGGATCATAAAACATTTGAGAGAATGCAATAGCCCCTTTCCCCATATCACCACCAGTACCAAATAGAATTGGGGTTCCAACCATCTCATTACCATCCATCCATGTAGGTTCTGTAAGAGCAAATGATTCTAGAACATTATCAAACTGACCACACTCTTCAAAAAAGAATAATGATGTTGATTTACCTGCTGATGCCCCAGGATTATCTTTAAAAGTCAATCTCCATATTTCAGACATATAACCTTTCCAAACTTTTCTACCATCAGTTTCAGTAACTTGATGTTGAGCTTTACAATAGTCTTTGTTAAGCTGATCTGGGTTTCTAGGTTTATTCCAACAAGTGTGTTCAACTAAAAAGTTTAAGTTAGTCATTACTGCCCCAATAAAAGGACCACTCCATTTATTTTCATAAGCACCTACACAAGTTACAGAGTCTCTATAGAAATTATATTCATGAGTAGCTAATCCAGCATTTTTATAAGAGAAACCTGTTCTTCTAGGTTTTAGTAATATAATACCTCTTCTGTTTTCAGGATCTCTAGCCTTTTTAAAGATATTAAAGTACTCTAAATCCACATCTGTAAACAAAGGGAAACCCTCTATCTTTCTACCAGTAACAGGATTCCTAACCCTCATTCTAGTAAAGTTTAAATAGAAATAATACTCACCAGGAATAGTTACATTCCCAATGGTTACCCCATTTAAACATTTATTTGTTTCGTTATCCCAGAAATCATAGTATGCTCTAGTACCTCTAAGGGCTTTAGTGTATACACCATTTTTTTCAAAATAGTCTCTTGTTTCTAAGAATGCTTTTGTATTACTTAACATTATGAATTATATCTATCTTCAATATCAACATCCCCTCTAACTCTACCTTTAGTAGCTTCTTTTTCTTTCTTAACAGTTTTCTCTAACCCTTGATACTCATTAATAAACTTACTGAACTTAGACATCATATCTAGTTTAGTTTTAAGTTCATCAGGATCAATAGTTTTTTCATTTAGATAATCTGTAATATCCTGAATACTATTTTTAGTTGATTCTAATAATCTCTCTAAAGGGGATAACACTAATCTTTTATAAATAGATCTAGCTTCATCAATCTCTTTAGTTACTTTAAACTTCTTATCTACAAGTACTTCCTCAATAACCCTAGCATCCTTTTCTTCTAAAGAATGATCTGCATAAGGACTATTGGAATCAGATGTATGGTAAATAAAAGTAATAGCATCATTAGCATAAGTCTTGTCTTTGGATTTATCTTTTGTAAAGATATTCTTGAATATCTCAATAGATAAAGTTTCTGGGGTAATAAATACATTGTGATCTTTTATATCGAATACTTTCATTTTAAATTTTCTAGCTTATAAATTACATGGTAACATTCTTGAATAATAGCATCTAGTTGGTTTGTTAAAAAACCATCTTTAAAAAGATCATAACATCCTTCAAAGTAAACTACTCTATTTTTAATAAAAGTTAGAAAAGGAGAACCATCAGTTACCCCTGTAATTTGAAATTCTTTTACTCCAGATTTACCAAAGTATGTTTCAATGAAAGTATCTAGTTGACCTTCAAAGCTTTCATAGAAACTTGCTAATGCCATATGTTCAGCATTACTTTTATTCTTAGCTTGAAGGTGTGCTTTCTTAGCTGTATTTAAGACTTCAAACAAAGTAGTCATAAATGTTGGTACATTATTCTTCGCTAGTGTCTGTGTTATTTTTTTCAGGTCTGTCATAAATCTTTTTTGCTTTAATAGAATTTGTTACAAATTTACCAAATTTTGGGATAAGAAATACATTGTGTGTTTCTGGGTTGGTATAATCAAATTCTTTAGTTTTTTGTACCATAGTTCTAAAATCTGATTCAAATACTTCTTTAACTTTATTAAAGGGGATATTTAGCTTTCTAGAAATTTTACTAATAAGCACTTCTTGTTCTAATGTTAATGTCATTTTTTAAATCCTTTTATCTCAATTTTTTTATGGAGAAGTTCTTTAAATCTATGAAGTTCATCCATAGAATGCTTTACAACAATCCATCCATCATTGGTCCTTAAAAGGGCTTTTGATTTATAAGGTTTATTAGTTCTAGGGTTTATAATTTCTCTAAAGGTGTAGATATCATCTACTTCCATTTTATAGATACTTTGCCCAATAACTTTATCAAAGGGGATCTCCTGCATAACACCATCAATCTCCTGTTTAATAATTATTGTTTTAACCCTATCTTCTAAACCCTTAACTATCATATAGCTACATAACTATTAATGTATGTATTCCAATAAAGATTGGCAGATTCTTTATAAAATGCATCTTGTTCTTTTATTGTGTTATGACCCTTGGTAATTAATGCAAATACTAAACAATACCTACTATCTTCTAAACAGTATATTTTCCAAATAGGTTGATACTTTCTATTCTTAGCAATGAACTTCCTAGCCATTGTTTGATATACGTTTAGCTTTTCAATTACTTCCCCTTCAGAGAAGCCAATGTACATATTAGGTGCTGTTTTCATAACTACTTAATTTTTAGGATCATCATCATCTTTATAAATTACTTTAATACTAGTTTTAGGAATCCAAGCTCCTTTTCTCCCTAGCCTTTTATCAAAGATAAAGGTAATTAATTGTTTGTTGATTTCCAAAGATTGTTCATTACTTGTAGTAATATCTCCCTTTTTATATGCATGATTAACTGCTAGCAAGCAGCTATTAAGTTGGTCTTCTGTTAATATTGGAATCATTGTCTGTTTAATGTTTTGTTTTTACATCCTCTAACCTTAGTGTTATCAAATGTCCATATCTCATTATTGTCTAGAATCATTGTAAAGTACAAATGGCTTTCAGGACCATAATCAATAACTAAAAAAGCCCATCCCTCAATATCCAAATGAGGTACATAAAAAGGGATGGGTGGATTTAGTTGTGTTATCATTTAGAGGTTACTTCAACCATCTTAGTTGATTGCCATGTATATTCTTCAACAACATTTACATCATTCCTAATAGAGAAAATATCATACTCATTAATAGACACTAGAGTTACTTCTCTACCATCTGCTTTAATCATATAACCAATTGATTTCTCAATAGCATTATTCTTAACTAATACTGTATCCCCAGGTTGAATTTGATCTACCATAGGTCCTACAGCTAATACAAGATAACCTTTAAAATCTTTTTCTACACCTTGAGGCATACCATTAGGGAGGAACAATCCACCTTCTGTTTGATCCTTCTGTACAATTTCAATCAAGAATGATTTACCAATAGGGGTAAATGGAATTAAGTTTTTTCTTTTCTCTGTCATAATTTTAATTATTAATGTAACTATCAATAAGATCTTTCTCTTGTTTAGTAAGATCTTTTATAAGTTTACTCTGTTCTATTTCCCTAATAATGTTCTTTAGTTGATAGAAATTTATCTTACCCTTTTGAAGGTAAATATTCAATTGTTGTCTAACTGTGTTTTCATTCATCGTGAGACAAATGTACAACTATACTAACCTGTTGTCAAGAAAAAAATGATTGCTAATACTTAAGTGATTGATTTACAGAGTAATTAATTTTCCTTAAAGCAGTAATGCTATTGAAGAATAAACATAAAAACCCCCTAGAGACTATCTCCTTTTTTAAAAATTCAAAAAGCTTCTCTTAACAGTTGGTGTTTAGCCCAGTTCTACTCTTTCCCTTACACTATGGTGGTAGTCCTGTTAATTGAAGTTTTCTTTGTGTACCTATTGGAGAAACCTCAGCCCTATGTTTAGTCTTTATTTCAGACCTGGACCTACTATCCAACTTCTAACCTGCTATTTATCTGTTGAGACCCTCACAGGTGGTTTGTATATAATACAAAGTACTTGGCAAAGGTAAACTTAAATTTTTTATTTTCAAAATTTTTTTTAAAATTTTTTATAGTTGTGTTAGCGTGTAGTAACTCCCACCAACACCCTACCTTAGTTTTAGCGATGTTGCTACCTCACACATAAAATGTTAAAAATGAAAACTGTTTCAATTTCTAAAAATTCTCCATTTGCAATTAGTAAATCAGGTAAAATTATGTTCATTGATGGTGACATCAATATTAGAACTAATTTGACATCTTTACCTGATTATGTTGGTGGATTGCAGTACAATCCTGCTGATGTTCAGGATTATAATGGCGGTAAGTATGTTAATGGTCAATTGATCTTGGGCATTAATCCAATCTACCAAGATAAAATCAATTTCTTAAAAGAGGCAGGCATTGCGCTTAGCATTTAAAGGATTGGGGCTTCGCCCCAACCTTTTTTTATATATAATAACATATGTATAAAGCTAAATTAATCTTGTAACTAGTTGATAGTTAGTGTTGTAGGTGGATGATTATCAATCTACCCACATTTTACCCACATTTGCAAACAATCAATAATTCCACTCATTGTAGAATTATATAGCTTTTCACCCTTTAAAACTTTTAAGATGAAAGATCTTTTCAAATGCTCACTTGATGAACTTTTAACAGAACGTCAATCTGCTATTGAAGCAGGAAACATTGCAAGATACAGAGAATGTAATGAACTTATTAGTACTATGTACAACAATAAGGCTCAAACATCTTTAGGTTTAGCAAAATAACAAACGGTTGGTAAACCTTAAGCTTCCACTCTGAAATGTTCCTTTGGACAGAGTATAAATAAATCCATAAATACAAGGAGTGCATGGTAGCTCAAACTCAAAAAACATTTGTAATGAACTATTTAATAAAATACACAAGTGGACCTAACATTGGCAAATTTGCAACAATATCTAATGTAACAAAAGATTGGACCAAATATATTGGTAAATCTACAAGTATATCATTAGGTAAAGATTTTTTTAAAGTTATTCAAGAAATTGAAATTCTCTAAAAACATTTGCAAATGGGAAAAATTACATTTGAATCACACCCTGTTTCTTATATTCAATTACTTGAACAAGAAATAGAAGACAATCATCCTTCAAGATTAACAATTGAAGATATTGAAGATATATCTGATAATTATCAAGCTAATCTTGAATATAAATGGTGGGAAAACGAACAACTTGAACTAATAGCAGATTTAAAATCAAAACTAACTCCAAAACAGTTAGAATTGTACAATCAATTTAGTTAATTAAAACTTTGAGTTCACCTGCGATAGCATCAATGGTGAACTTTTTCATTCACTTTTAAACTCAAACAAAATGTCTGCAAAAACAACAAAAGGATTAAATATCCTGTTGATTACAATCTTTGTGATAATCCTAGTAGGATTCACACTAACCGCTTGTTTATTAGCGGTTAATGAACAAGAAATCGCATTACAATTTGTGACTGTAACAAGTTACATAGCATTACCATTGTTAATAGTGGCAATTATCATTGATTTAAAAACCAACTAAACATATGAAAATCTTTGCTAAAGGAGTAGCGATTTTTATCGCTAATGCAATGTTTACATTGCTGATAACAAGTCTGTTGAATTTCTTAATATCGCTAACCTTTATGGTAGACTTTATAGAAATTCAGCAAAGTGCAATATGGATATTTAGTGTTTTGTACTTCATAACAAGTACTATTTATCTGATCAGTATAGAATGTGATTAATTGCTTTAAAAACTATTGCTCTGAAGTTCTCACATATTGTGAGTTTTATAGGATGCACAACACTCAAATAGAATGAAGATTTTTGGAATTAAATCAATTATAATCAACGACTGCGTACTTCATACGTACAATGTTATGGTTAAAAACAGTAGCACCAATCTAGATATAATCAACCAAAGTGGATTAAAATCTAGTGTAGCAGGTACACATGCAAATAGACTTAAACTGACTTATACAACATTAAATTTTGAAGAATTTAATGCTGAAACAAAAAAGTTAGGGAAAGTGCTAAAAGAAATTGCACAAGCTAAACTTGATACTAAATATCATTGGGTTAGATAACAAAAAGGTTGGTAAACCTTATAAGTTTCCATTTTTATTCACTTTAATAACATTTGTTATGCAAGATCTTTCACAATTGTCTAATATCCAATTAGAATTGGAATTAGTTAGGGTTAACAAATCAGTTGCCACTCATATAGCAGCTTTAGAAGACTTAAGTAAAATTTCTGAAGAGAAATATGGCTTAAGTCTTGATGCTTTATGGGAAGTAGATCAGAGTGAATGGGCAAAACGTCAAAGACTCATGGATGAGTATCAATCAAGAATAAATGATCTTGGATTGAATGCTTTTGAATCAACACTTGGCGCAGAATGAAATCAAAAGTAACATTTTTCTAACTTTTTAAATCTTAAAACAATGAGAAAAATCATTGGAAACGCGTTTAGCCTGCAAATGCTTATGGATAGCATTGCAGATGTACAAGTGTCTCCTATCAATAAAGAGGAGATAGCATTCAATGAATGCGAATCTGCAATTGGTCATCAAGATCTTGCAGATCACTTAAATGTACCTATGAATAGGGTAAACACAAAGTTGTCTAATAATGACATACTTTACGTTGCTCAGTTTATGGGTGGTAGATTGGCTGAAGGTACTACAATGCTTCAGGCTGAACAAATGGGTTTGTTGCAGTTTTTTCAAATAACTGTAAGTTACCCAGCTATAGAATATATGGCACAAATGGTTTTGGATAATCCAGAAGATCATGGATTAATCTAAAAAATCTCGCAGGTTGTAGAGCATCCACTATTTAGTGGCTCTGCTCTCACCTATTTTCTATTCACATTCTAATTTAAAAACAATGAAAAATCCTTTTAATTTACAAACAATGAAGAATATTGAAATTAATGTATCCGAACTGTTTTTATTGAATAACTTCTTTAATAATAAAGTACCTCAAAAAGTAATTGATGAGTATTTTACTAAAAAGAATTATCGTTCTAATGCAAAAGACTATAAAGAAGGTAGTGCAAAATACTTAGCTGAAATAGCTAAAGATGAAGAAATTGCTTTATTACCTACTCATAACATTGTAGAGAATTTTCACGGACTTACTATTAAATTAGATTATAGTAACAAAGTAGAATTTAGCATATTAACTTATACATATACACGATCAGGGTATGATTATGATATGGAAGAGTCTTATGAAGTAGAGGTAACTGCAAAGTTTCTTTGTAAAAATGTGCATTGGGCTACAGATATAGTTACATCTATAGATGAATTACTGGTTCAAGATGATGTTAAAACTTTATTGTTTATGCATCAAAAAGAAGAGTTAAAACTCAATATTCGTAAAAACCTTGAAAGTTTAGGTAATTGTTTTAGTTTTCTACTGCAAGAGATAGTATTAGAGGCTCATTTAGAATTTAAGCCTGTAAAATATTACTCAGAGTATGCAAGTATGGGTCAGTGTGTAGTAATAGGAGATAAAAATGAAGAAACTGTATATAGTGAAACAGAACTTGAAAAGGTTTATCAAGATTATCTAGATAAAGTAAAGTTTTACGATCATGAAGATAGAGTCATTGAATATAGAAGCTATTTAGGTAGTTATCTTAAATTTCATAGAGAACATTCTTCTAAAGCAGCGCAGTTATAACTAGAGTAGTAAATTAATACAATGTGTTGAGGTGGGAGGCTATACAGCTATACTCAATGCATTGTATTTTGTTAATGCACCACAGCTCACGTAGATATAAAGACTTTTTATAATCTCTACCAAAATCGGTAGGCAATCTGGTAGAACTCATTAAAAGAGAAAGACAGATATAATAAAATGTAAAACTACTTAATTAACTAAAGATGGAGATATCAAATTCTCTTATTGCTTGTGAAAACTTGCAGTATCTTCTAAATCTAGGATATTAGTTAATTAATTCCAAAGGGTGAGCAGTTGTAATACAAATACCTCATCCAAGGTATAATTGCATAATATTCTGAATAGGCTGGGAAGCTGAATAGGGATTTATGAATTAGTATTACAACTGAGTGCAGAAACACTTAAAACTTTGATATAACCTAAAAAGCATCTGATTTGAGTTAAACACTACAGCTATTGGATTAGCAATCAGTTAGGAAATTTGCCGAAAATGCTTATCAAAGTTTTATATCTAATGTATGGTGAGGGTAGTACAAGATGTACAAGCCTACCGTGAGGTTTTAACAGAGAACGAAAAACTCTCTTAAATGTGGTAAAAGTCCACACCCTTGCCTACATTATTCTCAATCTAATTGTTTTGTAATGAAATAAAATCTTTAACTAATTTCAATTTAGAAAAGATGAATAAGGATTACAAAACATTATATAATACTATCTTTCTGTAGCTCAGTTGGATAGAGCAACGCACTTCTAATGCGTAGGTCAGGGGTTCGAATCCCTTCAGGAAGACATTTTTTTATTCACACTTAATAACTAAAACAATGCAGTACTCAAAAGAAAACACTTTGGTAAATGCCTCTAAAAAAGGTAGAAGAAGACTGGGAAGCTCAGTATTTATGGGCAATAGATTCCTTGGATTGAATTACCTGTGCTATTTAAACAATCGTCATTGGTATGTTTAAAATAGAAAAAATTATCTTGTGTATTACACTAGGATTGTGTAGTACACAAGATTTTTATTTGTTAGTTAAACAAGATAGTGAATACTGTTTTGTAAAAACAAATGAAACTGAAGCAAATTACCTAAAACTACCTATTGATACACAATATGTAGCAATCAAACAATTCAAAACTAAATAACAATGAAAAAACTATTGAGTTTATTTGTTTTAATGATCTTAGTATCATTAATGACAACATCATGTTCTTCTACTAAACATAAATGTAGAGGACTTTCAGCACACCCTAATTATGGAAGATAGAGAATTTATTACTTATTTAACAGGTCTATTAGAACTGTTAACTACTAGGAAGGAAGGTGATGGGATATTACCTTATGAACAATCTTCTGAAGAAGAAAGTCTTGAAAACAATACCTTAAAACTCTTAAACAAACTTATAAGTAAACAGTAATGGAAGTATTTGTAATGATATTACTTTCATTGTTTTTTATCTTACTAATGATATATGCAATATTTGATGTTAAATTAGATTTAACTGATGATGGTGATCTTATAGCTTGGTATGGTAGGAAAGAAAGAAAGTTTATTTATTTAATCAAAGATGATCATTTATGGTAAACTATGATGTGGGAGATACTGTCTATTGTGTAGATGACAGTATTTCCCCTGATAAAATACAAGAAATATCTCAAGATATGCCTAATTGGGTTAGTAGAGATAAAAAATACATTGTTAGAGGTTTTAATGATAACAATGATATTGTTGTTGGTGTTTTATTAGAAGAAGTAAAAAATCCTTTAAAATACTTTAAGTTAGTAAATAGAATGCAGGAACCTGCATTTGCTACTTGGAGATTTAAAAAGTCTGTGTCAGATGTTGAAGAAGAATCTGAACAGTTGGTCAAAGAACTATTGTTAACAATTTAAAACAAATAAAATGAATTTTACAGGAACTGTAATGAAACTTGATGATGACTTTTTTGTTGTTACTAAAGATGAAAGAGTAAAACAAAAGGTATATCCTTTATACAAAGGAATGTATTTTGATAATCAAGAATTAGAATTTGAATTAATTCCAAACAATTTAGAATCAGATGAGCAAGTAGAATATACTGCTCGTCCAACACTTTTTAGCAAATGAAATGGACTAAGAAAGAACTTGATGTTCTTAATCAAAGTATTACTACATATGGGGTGGTAGAAGGTTCTAGAGTAGCTTCAATGAAGTTACCTAGAACCAGTGCCTCATGTATGGCAAAATATTATTATAAAAAGAGTACTAACCAGAAACTAAAAACAGAGTTTCACAAATTTCAATTTAAAAATGGTCAAGCTTTTGCAATTTTCAAAATCAAAGAATAAACCAAAAAGATGGCAAGATGATTTACCTCCTCTTCCAACTAAGGTAGTTAAGGCTTTTGATAAGCCTTTAAGTTACAATGAAATAGCTCAGAATATTAAACAACAACAAAAACAATTAGGAGTATGTATTTGAGAAAAGAAAGATACGGGAATATAGTACAGCATTTTAATTTTAATATGCCATTTTTTTGGAATAAGGATGAATATGCTTATATTGACAAAAAAACAGGTATTACTAAAATTGGATCTAAATGGAGCCATGTAGAATCTCTGCATAAAGAAATTGAAGTAGAATCCTCATGGAGAGATTATTTTGCTTCAATTGGTGACAATAAACAATCAAATAAATCGTATCACAGAGCGCAAGCTTTAAAGAAAAAACTATTTGAAGTAATTCAGATAGAAAAAGAGAAACTTTCACAACAATATATTAAAAAGTAACAAACAATTTAAAAACTAAACATTATGAAAAAAGTATTTAACACAGTAACGAACAAAGTAAATTATCAAGTAGCAGCTAAACTAATTTCGATTGGAACTAATGTACTTGAAAATGTTAATGGAACACAATACCGTTTGTGTACCATCGAATTTAAAGATGCAAGTGGTAAATCTCATAGAGCAACAGCTTCTATTTGGGAGAAGTCATTTGCATATGGAATGGAAGTAGGTAATTCTTACCTGACTACAATTAATCCAGAAAAAAACGCTGAAACTGGCAAAACTGATCTTTATTTCAGTGTGTCCCATTTGGAAGGCACACCAGAGCGTATTACTGCTGAGGACATTGATCTTGATTTTGCTGAAGTACCAGTAACATCAGATGTAACATCAGCATAATTTTAATTGTTTGTGAAAGTCAAAAGGGGGCTATTTAGGTAGCTCCCTTTTATTTTAATTAATTAATTATGATTTATTTAGTTACAGAAAATCTTCAGTTATTTGATAATGAAGATTATTGTTTAATACCAAAAGAAAATGCTTATAACTTGTTAAATCAAGTTGAAGAAATAGAAGTAGATACTGAAACTACTGGGTTGGACCCACATACATGTAAATTATTAACTCAACAATTTGGTATAGGGGAACATCAATTAGTAATAGATAATAAAACTATTGATCCCTGTTACTATAAAAACATATTAATAGATAGAGATAGAAAATTTATTTTTCAGAATGCAAAATTTGATTTAAAATTCTTTTTAAAACTAGGTATTGATATACAAAATATATATGATACTTTTTTAGCTGAATGTGTTTTAACTACAGGGTTATTTAAACCAGGGTTAGGTTTAGATAGATTAGCTGAAAGATATTGTGGAGTTAAATTAGATAAATCTATTAGAGGTAACATTCATAAAGAAGGGTTAACTAATAGGGTTGTTAAATATTGTGCAGATGATGTTACTTGGTTGACTAAAATTATGAAAGGTCAACTTATTAAAATTGAAGAATACAAATTAAATAATGTATTAGCTTTAGAAAATAAAGTAACTGAAGTATTTGCTAAAATGGAGTTTAATGGTGTATATCTTAATAAGGAAAAATGGCTAGAAGTTGCAAAAACAACAGAAGCTGAAACTTTAAGGCTGGAAAGTATATTAGATAATATACTATTAAATGAATCTAAGTTAAAAAAATTTCACCCTAAATATACACAAATTAATCTATTTGATTATGAAGAAAGAAAAGTAAATATTAACTGGGCTAGTCCTCAACAAAAATTAGATATTATTAAAACTTTAGGGTTTGATACTAAAACTGTTGGTGATAGATTTATGCAAGCTAATAAACATAAACATATATTAATTAAAGAACTAATTGGTTATAGTAAATATAACAAACTAGCTTCTTCTTTTGGGAGGGGATTTTTTAAACATATAAATAAGGCTACAGATAAATTACATTACAATGTATGGCAAATTTTAAAAACAGGTAGAATATCTGTTAGCGATCCTAATCTAAGCCAAATTCCCTCTAAAGGAGAATTAGGTAAAGAAATTAGAAGTTGTTTTATTCCAAAACAAGGAAATGTTATTGTTGGTGGTGACTATTCAGGTATGGAGCTTAGAATTATAGCTGAATTTAGTAAAGATCCTTTATGGGTTAATACATTTAAAGAAGGTAAAGATTTACATTCTGTATTATGTGCAGCAACTTTTGATATTCCAATAACTGATGTTAAATTACCTTTTCCTGGAAAACCTGATATTACATACAGAGATATTCAAAAGACAATTAATTTTGGATTGGCTTATGGAATGTCTAAATTTAAATTAGCTGACACTATGCAAATAACTGTAGAAGAAGCTAATGTTATTATTAAAAAGTTTTTTAAAGTAGTACCTAATGTAGAAAAATTTTTAACCATGTTGGGAGAATTGTCTAAAAATAGAGGGTTTATTAGAACTCCTCAACCTTATGGTAGAATTAGATGGTTTGAAGGCTATGAAAATAAAGATGATTTTCAAAATCTAGGTAAAATTGAAAGGGCTGGTAAAAATACACCCATTCAAGGATGTAATGGCGATATATTAAAACTAGCACTAATTAAAGTACAAGCATTTATAGATAAACACAATCTTCCTATACAGATATTATTATCAGTGTATGATGAAATTCAAACTGAATGTCCTTTAGAATTATCTGAAGAATGGAAATTAAATTTAGATAAACTTATGATAGAAGCAGCTCAACATGTAATAAAAGAAACTCCAGTAATTGTAGATTGTAAAATATCTAACTATTGGCAAAAATAACAAACAACATTATTTTAAAAACAAACAACTATGGAATTTAAAATCGGAAATAAAGTAAAAATTATTCAAAGAAAACCTGGTAATACTACTGGTGCTGAAAATTGTGGAAAACCTAATGGTGATGTTGGTAGTATTGGGTTTATTACAAGTATTCATGACACTGATTTTACATATTGTATAGAAAACGATAGAAAGTACTATGGTTTTTTTGATAAAGATGATTTAGAATTATTAATTGATAAACAAGAAGATCTAACTGGTAGATGGTTAAAAGCTCTAAAAGATAAACCTGAAAGTACTGATTATGAAAAAAATGATTATATTAAAATAAAATCAGGAAATTTTAACGATGCTTATTGTGATGATGAATATACTTTTTGGGTTACTCCTTCTAAAAAAGATTTATATGAATTAATGCCTGAAGGTTTTGATCCTGATCAATCTATCCCTAAATATGTAAAATGTACTACTTCTTTTATCAATCATACTAAAGGAACTATTTATTATGTATTTCCAGATGGTTATGTACAAAATGATCTTAAAGATAAATCTAATTTAACTTATGATGGTGGTGGTTTTAAACCAACAACTGAAGAAGCTTATGATGCTCAATTTATAACTATGGACAAAAATAAATTCAAAAAAGGTGATTATGTAGTATTACTGGCATCTTGCGATGGTGGAAACTGTTGGGAGAGTTCTTTACCTATAAACTATTGCTATAGACTTAGAGATAATTCAAATTCACATAATTTTAATGTGATGTTGGATGTAACTGATTCTAGTACTAATGGTTGGGGTGCTAATGATAGCTATGATTCTAAATTAAATATTAGAGCTGCTACAATTAAAGAAATAGGTGAATATGATAGATTAGGTAGACCTTACAATGTTACTGTTCTAACTAAAACTGATATGGAAGCTATTCAAGAAGAATGTAAAAAAAGGTATCCTATTGGTTCTGAAATACAAAGTGTTGGTAATGATTACACTCATTATTTAAAAAAAGATGGTGGTCTTTATAGTATACATGGTAAAACAATATACTCTACTAGTGGTAATGGACTTTTGTATGATGATGGTAAATGGGCTAAATTAGTTAGTTTACCATTTGAAGAAACAAAATCTCAGTATATTGAAATAAATGATTCATATGTTGGTAAATATGTTAGTTTAAACTATGGCAGTTTGTTTTATGATAAAGTTCTAGTAACTAAAGAACAAGATGAAATTTATTTACTAAATAATTGTTATTCTAATAACGATGGACATTCTAATAATAGAAGTAAATTTCAATATTCTTTAATGTTTAGTAGTTTTTATCTATTGAATAGCAATTGTAAAAACATACAATTATTAGATATCCCTAAAACAACTGAACCATATGAGTATACTGCTAAAGAAGCATTAGCTGAACTGAAAAGAAGAGGTTTTAAAGAAGGTGTTGAGTATACTTATATGTATCCTGATGGTAAATATGATGAAAGTGATATAAATACAGCTGATTATGATCCTAAAATACACTCTAGTGGTACTTACATTGATTGCGCTGCTGGTTATTTATGGCATATTGAATATCCATCTAATTTACACAGAGGACCAATAGTTGAAATTACTAAAACAGAACCTGTACCAGAATTTAATGGATCTAAGTTTTATAATTGGGATACTCCTACTGTTCAAACAGGAACTTACTATGAATCTCGTACACCTGATTATTCAAGACCAGAAACCTTATTACCAAAAACAACCCTTAATTATTAATTAACAAACAATTAAAAACAATTTATTGAGGCAACTCAAAAACTTAAAAAACTAAAAACTATGTCAAGTAAAAACCAAACCCCAAAATCAATGTTCTCTAAAGTAGCTGCATTTCTTAAACTAGGTGATGAAGGCAAACTTCAATCATTTTACTCAAGATTGCAACGTACTGTTGAACAGGATATTAAAAAACTAACTACAAGCAGAAGTCTCCTAGTTAGTAACTTTCAAGAAGTAATTGAACAATATCAATATGATATTCAAGATGCAGTAGAAGCTGTAGATTCAGCTTGGATGAATGTAACTCCTGAGCAAGTATCTACTAATGAACTTCAATCTTCATTTATGGGTCAGTATCTTGATGGTGTTTCTAGAGCAGAAGCTAAAGTAACAGCATTGGAAGATTCACGTTCACGAGCTGAAAAATCTCATGCATCATCTTTAGAAAGTATTGATGAACAAATTGCTAGATTTAACACTTTACTAGTACGCATTACTGGTGAATCATCAGAAGCATAATATTAAACAATAGGGTTGTTTAATAATAAAGGGGGTTGTGAAAGCAATCCTCTTTTATTTTAATTTTACCATTATGAAATTAATAACTTTAGTTTACAGTATGTTGTTTACTGTAACCTTATTTTCTCAACAGCATAATATATGGTATTTTGGTAGTCAAGCTGGAGTTACATTTAACTCAGGTTCACCTGTAGCTTTAACTAATGGAGTATTAACTACTACAGAAGGTGTTGCTACAATCTCTGATAATTCTGGTAATTTATTGTTCTATACAGATGGAGTTACTGTTTATAACAGAAACCATGTAGTTATGACTAATGGGACTGGATTATTTGGTGATGCTTCATCTACACAATCAGCTATTATTGTTCAACAACCTGGAAATAGTGATATATATTATGTATTTACTTCAGATAATGATGTAGGGACTAATGGGATATGTTATTCTATAGTTAATATGAGTTTATCTGGAGGATTAGGTGCTGTAACTATTAAAAATTTTAATTTAGTAAGTCAATCATGTGAAAAATTATGTGCTATCAGACATTGTAATAATTTAGATATGTGGGTAGTTTCTCATGATTGGAATTCTGTTACTTATAGAGCTTGGTGTGTTACATCAGGTGGAATAACTATTTATGCTTGGGCATTAGGGACTATTGTACCAACAGGTATAACTCAAAGTGCTTATGGACAAATGAAAGCTTCATTTAATGGAGAAAAAATAGCTACTTGTTACTATGGATTTGCTAATGGTACTGGAACTAATAGAATAGAAATATGTGATTTTGATAGATCTACAGGTTTTGTATCTAATTGTCAAGTATTAGCAACAGAAATAGGAATTTATGGTTGTGAATTTTCTCCTGATGGAAATATATTATATGCTTCAACTAATGGGGGTATATTATTACAATGGAATTTAAGTTCTGGAGTATTAGCTACTATACAATCTACTAGAAGAATTGTAGCTAATACAGGACCTTTTATGGGGAGTTTACAATTAGCTCCTAATAATAAAATATATTTAGCTAGAAATCAAACCAGTCTATCTGTAATTAATAACCCTAATGTTTATGGAGTAGGTTGTGGATATTCTGATTTATCTGTTCCTTTATTAGGGAGAAGTAGTAGAATGGGTTTACCTAATTTTGCTCCTGAATACATTTATATCCCAATATTAAATTCAAACTAATCCTTGTCCTGACTACTAATAATATAAACATGAAAATCTTATTAACAATCATAGTTTGGGAACTATCTAAATCTATAGTTCTCAAATTATGGTATAAACTTGTAAACTGATATGATTAAAACACAAAAAACTAAAACTCTTGTTACAAAAGATAATGATAATAGTGCTAATTGTATAGCACCTAATGTTATTTATGGTTGCTTTGGTGGTTGTGTCAACACATATTGTTATATGTCTAGATACAATGGCACTAGAGTATTTGTAAATACTAATATTGATGATGTATTTAATTCTGTTGTAGAATGGGAGAAGTCATATACTAAAGTACCAGATCAACAAGATCCTGTTTATACAATGGTGGATATTGCTTGTAATAGTGATTTAGTACTAATGCAAAAGCATATGCCTGAACCATTAATAGACTATCTTAAAAGATATGATGATCATCCTAGATTAAATAGTACTATGGCTACTAAGTATTCAGGTTTATTAACTCTTGATGTTAATCATTTTAACAAGAAGCCTAGAGTAAGAGTTAGTTTGATGCCACAAAGATTCTCAGATATACTAGAGCCTAAGATGCAAAAGATAACTGATAGAGTAGAAGATATTAGTAGATTAAAACATCTAGGTTGGGAAGTACATATTAACTTTAGCCCATTAATCTTTTATCCAGGATGGCAAGAAGCTTACAGAGATTTATTTGCTTTAGTAAGAGTTGTAGCAGGTGAGAATAAGTGTGAAGTTATTGCTCTTACTAATCATAAGAATCAAATGGCTAAAACTACTGATGAAGCTAGAGAGATTATGAAGTATAGTTCTGAAGTTAAGAATGCATCAGGAGTAATGAGATACCCATTAGTACACAAAACAGGATTACTAGAAGATTTTAAGAAAATCTATTCTGAATTCTTTGATTTACAAACAATTAGATACATATTTTAATATGAAAAAGCAAACAGCAGTTGAGTGGTTATGTAGCCAAATTTATACTATTCAAGTAGAACTTGAAGCTGGTAACAATAACTTGAAAAATAAAATTGACCAAGCCAAAGCAATGGAGAA